CAACAAACGAATGAATGTTGTTCATCGGTATGTAAAACGATTTCAGAACAAATGTTAGTCATATGTACTTTCAATCCGTTCTTCTTATACATTTCAGGATTTGCTTTGTTCACATTTCCTTTATACATAATATAAGGTTCACCCGTTGCTTTACGCTTCTGAAGTAACTTACCCCATTTTCTACGAGCTTCAGTATCACCTTCTTCAACCTTCTTCATAAATCTATCACTAACTACAACACATTGATGTAAGTTAAGTGATTGACGATTAACATCTCCCTTCGGTTCTCTAATCTCTAAGAAATCTTCGAAATCCTTATGTTCGATTTTAATGTTTACCGATGCAGCTCCTCTTCTAACACTACCCTGATTGGTTGCAAGTATCGTAGAATCGTAGATTTTAGCAAATGGTACAATACCATCACTCGTCCCATTACCGGTGATTTTAGAACCTGCCGGTCGTATCATATTGATACCAATACCAACACCACCACCATGCTTTGCTAACAGCATTAATTCTAAATTCTTTGAACCAATCTCATAGATACTATCACCAACATCAATACCGAAGCATGAAATTGGTAATCCTCTATCAGTTCCTGTGTTTGCTAATACAGGCGTTGCTAAACACAACCAACCTTTCCAAATGTAATCAAAGAACTTTGTTGCTAATTGTGGTTTATCCAATCTCTTAGCAACTGCCGTAGCAACTCTCCAATATGCATCTTTTGGCTTTTCGCCAGCTTGTAAATATGTCTTGGATATAGTTTTTACATATATCTCATTATTTCCCCAATGTGGGAAATCAACATCTACTTCCCATCCGTATTCTTCTCCGTAATTTTTCATAACTTATAATTTAAAATATATCATCCCAATTTTCACCTTCTCCTGCTTTTGAATAATCCGTTGGTCTCATTGCGAAGAAATCGGTGTGTGTAACTCCTCCTGTAAGATGATAGAACCAATCCAATTCAGATGCTTTCTTTTCATCATATTCAAAGTAATCATCTCCTCCTGGTATTGGGTTGTAACCTAATTCCGCTAACTTTTCATTAACTCTCTTTGTAATGAATTCTTTTAGGTCATCTTTTTTAAGATTTTCCAAATCTCCTAATTCAAAAATCTTATCAATAAATTTATGTTCTAAATCTCTAATGATTTCAGCTGCTTTGTAGATATCAGCTTTAGCTTCTTCTAACAATTCAGGAAACTCATCACACATATGTCTGAATAGTTGGCAACCCATCTTTGAGTGTAGGGATTCATCTCTAACACTCCACTTCATTTGTTGTCCGATTCCTTTTAGGAGATTTCTCATTTGGAATGAATACAATACAGCGAATGATGAATAAAGTGCTACACCCTCTGCAAATGCCGAAAAGATAGCAAGTGAACGAGCAACCTCAACTCTAGCTTTTGGATTATTATCCAAATCATTTGGTGTCCAATCTGCAGTTGTGTTTGTTAATAACTCAAATCTTTCCTTCATTGTTTCATCATGTAGGAAACCTGCGAAATCATCCAATCCCAATGTTTCATTAAGATATGAATATGCTACTGAATGGATTGTTTCTTGTGAACCAAATGCCATTGCCATCTGTCTAATCTCATGCTTTGGAAACCATTTAGTAACCATACCTGTCCAATAGTCTGATACTGCACATTCGGTTTGAGCAAAACCTAAAAGGATGTTACCAACTAAGTGTTTTTCTTCTTTTGTTAAATTCTCATTCCAATCCTTAACATCTCCCTGCATTGGTATTTCAGTATGTAACCAAAATGCTTGCATTTGTTTCAACCATCCCTCATTGTAGTAATCAGGGTATTCAAATGGTTTGTATGGAATCCTATCCGTAAATAATTTGCTCATCGTTTTTATAAATTTTTGTTTGAAGTGTAGGTATAACTATCTTCCGAATTTATAAATTTTCTTTTTTCTTTAGAAAATTTTATATGACTTTTCGTCAGTTTACCCCATGTTTTCCACATACTTCTTATGTAATAATTTTTTCTCTAAATTTTCACCATTCTTAGAATCTTTTGTAGCAGTCATACCATCAACCGATGCTGCTGCAAACACATCCATAATACCGTGAAAAGTATCAATCTTTGCTGGGAATGTCATCCCATCAGGTCCAAATCTATTTTTAACGATGTGAATTCGACCTGTGTTGGATAGTTTATCCTTTGTTTTTCTACTAACACTCATAATGAAATCAGCAGTTTGTACTTTCTTATACGAATCACCAACTGAATCTGCTCCAATTACTTCATGCTCAATAGCTGCTCTATTTGTTTGAGTTGCTGTCCAAATTGGAATACCCATCTCACCACTCAATCCTCTAAGTTCTTCATAAATTCCACCTAACTCAGCATATAATCCATCTCTACCACTACCACTTTTTAATAAATCGGCGTAATCAATAATGATTAAATCGGGAGCAAACCCAATTTGTTTTAATTTTTCAATATGAGCTGCAAGAGTTTTAGAAGATGCGAATTGTGGTGGATAGTATTTTATACGAACTCTACCAGGTGTACTCTTAATCTTTCTGATAATGTCATCCTTTCGTTCTTTATGTTCGGAAGTTTGAATTCCAGTCAAAATTGTAGTGTATCTTTGTCCTACATAACTTTCGGATAACTCCAAAGAATAGTGTAAAACATTTTTACCCTTTTGTAATGCCGAACATGCTATCTTTGATAAGAACCAACTCTTACCAATACCCGATGGAGCCATTACAACTCCTAATTCACCTGGTCCTAATCCACCATCCATTAATTCATCAATAACCTCCCAACCTGTGGATACTGAATTTCGTTTAACATCTTCCATTATCATTTCGAATTCATCGATATAATCCATACCCAAATCCGATTCTACACCCACTTTGGATGCAGCCATCATTGTATCTATGATTTTATCGTAATTACCTGCTTTAAGAAGGTCAACGGATTTTAGTAAGGCATCTTTTACCTTTTGATTTTTGGCGAATGTAAGATATTCCTTCTTTACATATGGAATATCATCTGAACCTACTTGTAGGTAAACATTTTTTAGTTGGTCAACTACGGTCTGCTTTAAACCTTTATCCTCAATATCACCTACTTTAATTTTAAACACTTCCATTGTAGGAACTGCTCTATACTCATTAAAGTAATGCAATACCGAATCGATAATCCATTGGTTTGCTTGTGATTCAAAAAATGTTGGTTTGGTGATTTCGTTTACCTGTTCAAGAAACTTAACATCTGTTATAAGAGAAGCAACAACTTTAGATTGATACGATTGTCCATATTTTACCAATGTATCTACTACTTCCATTATGCTTCAGCTTTTTGTTTCTTTAATTGTTTTTTTGATTTAACCTTTACTTGGTCGGTAGCTTGGTCAGTAGCTTGGTCGTTCTTTGGTTTACGAGTCGCCAACTTCCATTCTGACTTGGGGATAAATTTCCAATATCCACCTTTTACTCTTTCATCTGCATCAATATCTGATACTCTACGGATTTCATCCAATTCGTAACCTTTGGCTACTTTGATACATTTAATACACTTCATACTTTTTGTCCATGTTTAATTTAAAATTATTTTACTACCATTAAGATTTCTGATTCTCTTAAAATGATATATTTTTTACCACCGATTTTGATTTCTTGTCCTTGGTGATATGGTGGAAGAATTACTTCATCACCTACATTTACATTCATCGGAATCAATACTCCACTTTGTGTGTAAACGCCAGGTCCTACCGATTCTACCTTTGCTTTTTTTACATCTTCAGTTTTTGCACTATCCGGAATAATGATACCACTTGCGGTTGTTTGTGGCTCACCTTCTAATTCTGTTAGGAGAACTCTATCTCCAAGGGGTTTTACTAATCTTTCTGCCATTGTTTAAAATTTTGCTATGTGAGAAAATGTGGATTGTAACCAGTCCGTAACATTTGGAAATGCATCCAATATACGAGTTTTCAATCCGATTTTTAAAAATTCTTGCTTACTGAATTTATCCATTGGTTCGTTGTATCTATCCATAATTTTCATACGGAGGTTACCACTAAATGTTGGTTCAGATAATTGCATCAATTTACGATTTCTTTTTAATATTTCCAAATTATTCTCAAATAAATCGTGCGCTTTTGTTTTCTTTGGTTGTTCTTTAATATATTCTAACAAAGATTCCGTAGTTTGCGTTTCCGCTTCTGCTAATATTGGAAATGATTTGATAATCGTTTTTAATCCTAAACCACTAATGCCTTCAACATTATCAGATTTATCACCATCAATCATTCTGAAATTAATAAAGTTATGCGGATGGATACCGAATTCTTCTTTAACTTCATCAATATTGTAAACTTTCTTTTTAGATGGGGAGTATACACTCACATCTTTGTTTACTAATTGTAAAAAGTCCTTATCGGTACTCATTATAATAACCTTTTCATTTTCCTGCTTTAATTGAGTAGCAATGTATGCAATAACATCATCGGCTTCAATTCCATCGTAAATCATAATAGAAACGGGTAGAGCTGAAAGTAACTCACCTAATCCAAGCATTTGCCTTTTCATAGATGCGCTTTCTTCTTCAGGATTCATTTCAACCGAAGCGGCACGATTCAATCTCATTTTGATTTTGTTCTTACCTCTTTCAGATTTGTAGCCTGAATATATATCCTTTCTGCTTTGTGAACCCCCTTTACCATCGAATACTACGATTACTCTTGTAGGGTTTAATGTACGGATGGCGTAGCCGATACTTTTTAAAGTACCGACTATTCCTCCAATATGGTCACCATTCTCATTAAGATTAGGTGCAGTTGACCAAGAACGAATGAAGGTATTAAGACCATCAATAACTAAGGTTTTTGAATTACGATGTAAATCACCGAAACCTTTATGTTCTTCATCTATTTGTTTTAGTATATCTAAATACTTTTTATTAATCTGACTCATTTGCTTCGTCCGTTGTAACTTCAACTTCTTCCGAATTCGAATTTGATTTGTATTGTAAAATTTGTGCCTCACATATTCTGCGATATATTTGGTCTTTTAGTTCTTCGTTTTCTAACATCTTAGGAAAATCCTTAGATTGAAACTTCATAACTTCTCCAGTATCGATATCAGTATATTCATACCAAGCACCACCTTGCTTAACAATTTTTGAATCTTTCATAACTGCTAACCAACCTCCGTAGTTATCAATACCTCTATCAAAGAAGATATCAAAATCTGCGTGTCGTAATGGTGGTCCCATACGATTTTTAATAACCTGTGTACGAACTTTAATACCAACGATTCTATCACCGGCTTTAAGTTGTCCCATACTCTTTAATCTCAATCTAACTGAAGCATGGAATGCAAGTGCTTTACCACCCGATGTTGTCCAAGGGTCGCCGAACATTGCGTTCATCTTCTGTCTTAACTGATTTGTGAATACTAAAGCGATAGATTGTCTACCAATCATATTGGTAATCTTTCTCATTGCTTTGGAAATGATAATAGCTTTACCAGTCGCAAATCCATCTTTATCATAATCAGCTTCTAATTCTAATTTTGTTGATGCTGCTGCAACTGAATCTACTACAATTGTAACTAATCGGTTCTTATCACCCGTTCTTACTTTTTCAATAATTGTTTCACATGCTTCAAAGATACCTTCAACAGTATCAACTGAAACATATAGGAGTTTTGAAATATCTACCCCAATTGCCTCTAAAAATTCTCTACTAACTGCGGTTTCCGTATCAATCAATACTGCTACTCCACCTTTCTTTTGTGTTTCGGCAAGGAGATGGGCGGAGAGCAGAGATTTTCCACTCTGCTCTAAACCCGTAATCTCAGTAATACGACCAACTGGCAATCCACCATAAGGGCGATTTGAGATTGCTACATCCAACATTGCGTTACCCGTAGATAACCAATCTTTAACATTTGTAGGGGCATCGCCTCCTTCATCTGTCAGGAAGTATGCAATCTTACCATCCTTATTTTGTTTGTTTAGAGAATCGGCAAGTAAACTTGCTAAGTCTTCTTCTCTTTTTGCCATTGTAACTGGTTTAATTAATTGTTAAATAAATCATCGAATGCCGATGCTACATCATCTTTTGCTTTAGGAGCTTGTTTAGGAGCTTCATCTTCCCAAGGTAAATCATTTGGTAAAGAACCAATACCTACACCTGGAATCTCTTTAGCTTCACTTACCTTAGCAGGTTGTGCTTTAGGTGCTTCTAATGCTTCGTTTACAGGGTTACCTGCTCCGTTAGCCGGTGCTGATGGGTTTAACCAATTCTCTAACACACCTTTTAATTCATCATAAGATAATTCCTGATACAATTCAGTAATTTCTTTTTGTGAATCCAACATTTGTTGAACCTGAGCCGCATCATCTAAAATTTTAGAAGTTGCAGGTTTAACTCTGATTGTAGTTGTTGGATAAGCTGCATTTGATTCTTCAGCTGATACTACTTCTAATACGATATCTCTACCTGTATTTGGGTCAGTAATATCTCCGTAATCCGGGTCAGCGATGTAACCTAAGATGTCCTGATAAACAGTCTTACCAAACCCCCAAAACTTTACACCTTCGTTTTCTTTACCTCTTACGATAACAGGTGCAAATGTTCTTAATTTTGGCTCCATCTTCTTACCTGCTTTCCAATCATCAGTATCACCTGTTCGTTTAAGTTTTTCTGCAAACTCTACGATTGGGTCAGGTCTACCAAATGAGATAGGACTCAAATAAGTTTTGTTGTTAATGTTGTAGTGAAAATACAATTCGATAAAAGGA